CTACCACAGGAGCATGCGCATGGGCACCCTTGTCCGCGATCGGGAGAGACGTGGCTTCACCATGGTCGAGGCCCAGGAGGTCAGGCAGAGGGCTGAGGCTGCAATAGAGGGCTTGCTTGCGCTTCTGGATGATCTGGACGGCGACGCCGACGTGGAACAGGAGATGGGATGGCCGCTGGGAACTGACCAGGAGCTGACCTGCTACTGGTGCGAGCGTGACAGCTATGGCCATGAGGGCGACGACCACGACGGATGTGAGCCCCCAGAAGATGCTGAGACCATCACGTGGACAGAGGCGATCGACCATGACGACACCAATGCCCGCACGGGAAAGGGCACCGGCTGGCTTTGTCCCATGAGCGACGATTGTGAGGACAGCCTCGGTTGGAACCAGCATGGTGTCGGCTGGAACGGCGTCGCGCCGGGGCACCCCCGCGATGCGGAATGCGAGGGAGATCCCGCCGAAGCCGGCATCGCGGATCCCGAAGGGCTGGCAGAGCAGAGACCCGGATGGGCCGGCGCATTTGTCTGAAAAGCGCGACATGCTGTCGCAGTTTCTGGCAAAATCACCATAATCGGTAGCTGGTTACTAGTCTGGCGTCCACACAGATCAGCGTGCCGAGCGGTATATATAGGAGCATCTAAAACACATGGCCCCANAGCGCACCATGTGGTCTCGGGCTNATGCNCAATCNCGCNTTCNTG